AAGTAATTAAAAAAAAATAAAAAAAAAATAAAGTGACCGATTTGAAAGGCCACGAGATCGTGGCGGTATCCAGGTGGGGTTCCCACTATTACCCCCACCTGGGTACCGGGTACCGGTACCATAAAGTCTATATAAGACAACTGATTTAGCATAGAATAACCTTATGGATGCCGAGAGTATTCAAGAAAGGAACGTACGACCGATATTTTCGGAACAAGATGAGGACTCGACGTGGTCGGTATGCTCGGAAGAGGAGAGCGACTTTCAAGACACGTGTTCAGAGAGTTCTGATGAAGAAGACGGAGACGAAGAAGTACCAGTTTTGCGACGAAAACGTTCAGCTATACCATAATATTGGAGCATCATCGACACTACCACCAGTTATGACACTAGCAAGTTTAGTCAACTTCTATAATGTATGGGCTGACATCGAGCGTGGAACTAAACGTTGTGACCGGATTGGAGATAAGATTACCCCTAGGGGTATGAGTCTTAAGATCTACTTGGCTAACAAGTTTGATCGCCCGAACACAATGTATCGTATTATTATTGCTCGAGTACCCAAGACAGTAGGAGGCGTTGCTACGACGTATACTAGTATTACAAATCCATTTGATGATCCTCAGTTAGGATCGACTGGAAACAAGATGCTACTTCCTCTAGACAAGGATCGTGGAATCAAGGCATTGTATGATAAGATTCATCGTGTAGGACAACAAGCTACAGGCCCCGGCTACCCCGAATACAACAGCGGCACCGTTCGCGAAGGAACCAAAATCGTCAAGCTATGGCTTAGGAGTAAGAAGGCTCGAGAGATTCAGTATGATTCATCGGCTCAGATTATCGTCAACAATCCTATAGTTATGTGGATTATCCCCTACGAGCAGTACAGTACTCTGATCACCGATAGGGTTGGCAGCTGCAGTTACTATGGAACCATTTATTACAAAGATGTTTAAAGTTCCTGGATCAAATAACGATCCGCCGACCATTTGGTCATATCAGGCGGAAAGTTAGCAAAAAACACCACATGAGGCGGGCTAAAGAAAACAGTCTTGCTCTCATATTTCGTCGAGACTACTCTGCCATTCTTCAGGTCCTCCGCGAGGCTGTAGATCCCATCCAAAAAGTGCTTGCGCTGCTCCTCCGTAGTCTCCGTCGTGCGAGAGAGATCGAAGATAACAATGTTCGTCGGCTTCTGGGCATAGATATACGCCATGTCGACCTTCTTCCCGGCCGTCAGTATCGTCGCCCCCTTCAAACAGCCGAGATAGTTCGCCATCCAGCTCTTGCCAACGTTCCCCGTGTTCTCCCAGATCCAATGAATCGCTCGCGGATTCGGATCCTCCTCCACAACATCCAGTAGGGCAGCCTGCCATGGCCTCAGCAACGAGGACTCGTAGCGCTCCTTCAATGAGTCGAGCTGCTTTTGCGTATCGCGGGCCTGAACCCGTTCGCGAATAAACCGATTAAATGAAGCAGCTTGTTGAAAATGTGTCTCACAGATCTCATCGTATGTTAAGCCCTCGTCAATAGCCCTCTTAACGTCTTCCAAGTCATTGCGCGCACCTTTGCGTCCCATTTGCTTGCGATTCCCAATCTCCCAGTAGTTTCCATCCTTCTTACAGTAATCAGAGGCCTCCACATCAGTCCCCCTTGCGGGCGTGATATGTGCCATGCGCTCCCATCCAGGCCAGCGATGCATAGTAGTGATCTTGACTTGACGCGTAAGCTGAAAGTAAATCTGAAGGTGAGGAGTACCGCTCTCACCAATCTCATGTCCAGCAATGAAGTAACCAATGTCCTGACGTCCGTTCCTAAGGACAGCAACCTCCTCCGGAGTGTAGTTGTTCAACGTGCAGCAGTAGGCGAGCGTGGGCATGCTGCAACAAATTTGATTTGATTTGATTTGCCAAAGTATTTATAGACACAGAACGGTCATTTAATTAAAAAAAACATCATTACAGCAGAACGGTCAAGTAATTAAAAAAAAATAAAAAAAAAATAAAGTGACCGATTTGAAAGGCCACGAGATCGTGGCGGTATCCAGGTGGGGTTCCCACTATTACCCCCACCTGGGTACCGGGTACCGGTACCA